ATTGCCCCACATCACCGGGTTTTTGGCTTTCCAGCCAAAATTTACCCCTCGAACCTTGTATCGCTGCTCATTGAGCCTGTCAAGGATTCCGTACCCCAACCCGCCCTCGTCAATAACCGTCAGCGTGGGCTTGTATTCCTCAATCGCATCAATCACCCGGCCCACCACGGCCATTGTGTCCTCGCCCTTGTACCGCTTGATCGCCACAATGTCCCGGCCCTGCCGCACCACAATTACCGTCGAGTCCAAACCACCCCTAGCCGGGTCAACACCAATAACTATTGGCGCCGTCAAGTCTTTGTACTTGTCCCGCGACATTGCATCCTCAACCACTACCGGCGAAATGAACTGATCCTCGCCACTTTCAGGGAACTCGCCGTAGACCTCAACCCGCGCCTGTTGACTGTCCGACCCGTACTCCGCAATGATCTGCTCATAAATCCGCTTGTCCGTGTCCTCCACCGTGCGCGAGTCAATCTGCATTGACTTCCAAAACTCGCGCTTGGCATTAAAACACTCAAAAAAATACCCCCGATTACGCCGAGGATTGCTGAAAGCAAACCAATATCGATCAAGGATATTCTCCGTAAAAAAGCCCGCCCCCACCGACCAAATCGGATCAGGAATACCGCTGGCCTCGTCAAAGATCAGCATCATCCCGTCATGGTTGTGGACGCCCGCGTAGCTATCCGGGTTTTCCTCACTCCATAACTTGCCTTCAGCAGCCCAGTACCGGGTGCCCTTTTTTAAGTCCCTCTCCACCAAGTCGCATACCCACTGCGCCGGCATCAATTTGGTCGCGCTAATTTCCCACCAGTGGTTATTGATAATCATTGCCTGCCACTTGGTCAACTCGCCCCAAGTCACCGAGCGCAACTGAGCCTCGCTGTTGGCGCTCACAATCACCGTTGAGCCAATACGCGTTGTCAGCATCCACAGCACCAGCCAGCTCACCAACGCAGACTTGCCAATACCCCGCCCGCTGGACACCGCCTGGCGCAAGGCGTCCATGTCCACCTTGCCTTTGTTGTCCCTGATGTGCTTGGCAATCACTCGCAGCACATCGCGCTGCCATTTGCGCGGCCCCTTGAACTTGGACAGCGGCGTGTTTTCCTTGCCCCAAGGAAACGCAAACAAAACAAACTTTTCCGGATCGTCAGCGACCTCTGGCGACCACAATTGGGTCATTAGCGTTTGTTCTTCTTCGGCGGAAAATTTTGGTTTTTGCATAGTAAAAAAATTTCGTGTGGGGGCACCGTTACTGTGACCGGTCGCCGCCGGCCCTCCCCCCCCCCGTCGCCGCGGGCCGGTGGCCGGTCGCCGGACCTCGCGCGGGGCGCGAACAGGCGCGCCTAAGTCATTGATTGCATTACGCTTTCACTCGCCTACCTCACGTTCTGCTCGAGGTTGATCGTCATCGTCGGCGGGCGCGTCATCCGTCGAACTCTCAGCAAGTACGCGGGTGCGCAAGGGCATCCGGTACTCATCCCCACATCCGTCCCCACTTAAGGATAGGGTCGCATCCTCAACGTCGGCCAGGTCGATGATCCGCGCTCTGGCCTCAGCCAGCGCTTCCGTGATCGAGATATTGCCTGTTAGCTCGATTACCTTTGGTTGCTCAGCCCATCGCATCTGTGCTTTAGACCACCAGATCAGCGCAGCGATATCGCCGGCCATTGCCTTTTGGTAGAGGGTCGATCCGATGCCGGCGCTTGCCTTTGACCGGCCGCGCTGCACTTCCTCGCTGAAATACTTTCTCAGGGTATGAACATCAATCCCATCGCCGATGAGGGGTGAAATCTGATGCTCAGCAACGCCCCACATAGCTAACTTCTCGGCTAACTCGCGATCCTTCTCGGTGGGCACGAAAGGTTTGCGACCTGATCCTTCTCTTCTGCCGCCGTTTTGCTTTTCTCGTTTTGAGTTTTCAGTTCCCACTTTTACCCCTTGCGACAACTTGTCGCATTAAATCACCGCATCGAACCGTAACACCGTAACCCCCTAAAGGGGGTGTTACGTTACGTTACGGTATTCTCGCCTTGCCAGAATGTAACTGTTACGCAATGTTACGGTACGTTACGGCTGTTACGGTATAAACTTTATAACCAATTCGCGGTCTACCACCTGCCACCCAGACTCAAATTTATGGAGAATTTTGGCGTCGGTCAGGTCGCGCACAATGTTACCCGCCCGGCCGGACGCCTTTAGCATCTGGTCTGCGCTGGACTCTTTGATTCCTTGCTCCAGCATCCACCCCTTAAATGCCTCACGGCTAACATACGGCAGACCGTCCACTATCTCCGCGCCACCGGCAAACCATGCCCGTTCGAGTGATTTGCGGTGGTCGGCGAGTTTATCGCCCTTAGGCTGCGGATTCCTCAAATCCCCCGGCGGGAACATCTCAAACACTGCCCCTGGCAAGCTTTGCCCATCCTCGTCAAACCACCCTAGATCCACCGGCGCCAAACAACCGTGCAGATCGGCCGGTGCTTGGGCATCCTTCATCTTCGTGCAAGTGATCGTAATCTCGCTAGTCGTGCCGGACACTAGGATGCTGGCATCTAGCGCCCCACGCCAAGCGCTAGATCCCCTTGCACGCTGTTTTGACTCGGCGCCGTGGCCTGTGTGGTGGACGAGCACGATTGCGGCGCCTAGGGCGCTTGCCACGACGTTGCAGCTATTGATCATAGCCCGCGTATCCCGTGCCGCATTTTCGTCGCCGCTCATATGATTATTGAGCGTGTCAACGTAGATGGCCGCGACTGGGTCACTGGTTAACTCACGGACTGCGGCGATCACGCGCGCGGCCGAATCAGGAGCGTCTAGATCGATGGCCTTGTTGCTGATCAACAGATTATCCAGCTTTAAGATGCCATTTTTAACGCACCAGGATGCCACCCGTTGCCTCATGCCGTAATTGCCTTCACCGGCGAGATAGACCACGACCCCGGCTGCTGCGCGAATGCCGTGCCACTGTAGGCCAGCGGCCACGCAGCAGGCCATGTCCAGCGCGACAAACGTCTTACCGACCCCGGACTCGCCATAGATCATGCAGGTGCCATAGGCCGGGAGCCAGCCCTTGATGATCCACGGGACGGGCGCTGGCTGGCCGAGAAACGAGGTGGCGCGGGTCAGGTAGTAGTCGGAGCGTTGCTCTTCTTGCAACGCCAATAGCAAAGCATCGGCCGCGTCATTCCCGATCGCGCTATCCGCGGCAATATCCCGGTCTGGCTCGTATCTACTTACCGATCGGGCAATCTGCTGAATCTCGCTAGACGGCAGCGGGATCTCGCACCTGGTTTCGTTAGCGATACTGATGGCCGCAAGAATCTCGGCCTCAGTCATGCCAAATTGGCGCATCGACCCGGCCAGGCTAGTTAGGCCAGCATTCCGATTGCCTTGTATAAGGCCATTAGAGGCCGCAGGAGCGGCTTTTTTGACGCTGCCGATACTCTGCCACCAACCGTTAGGGATCGCTGGCGTGGCGAGGCCATCAAACGGGTCGCTGCTGGCTTCCCACTGGTAACTGCGGCCCTCAATGGTGGACGGATAGGCGACGAAATACCGGCCGTCTGATAACAGATCGATCCCATCGCGCAGTTTGCAGGATCGAACGCCTGGCTGATGCCGGGCGAGATAGTGCTGCCCACCGCCTGCGGTGAGAGCCATAGGCCCATCGGCTGGGTTGCCGTGCAGTGCCGTCCACTGCGCCCATGAGTCATCGCCGCCGTTGCGCGGGTCGATGTCAAACACCACCAGACCCGACACTGCGCCAGCCGCGATGCCCACATTTAGGCGCGGGTTGGCGCCCCACCAAGCGCGTATTTGGTCTGCATCTAGTGTCGCATCATGCACACCGTGCGCGGTCGCCGGGACTTTGCCGTTGGGCACTATCGGTAGGACAGGCCAGCCCCAGCTGGCATAGGCGAGGGCGGCGTCAAGCGCGGTCTGCACGCAGCGCCCCCGAGGTTTTGACCTCCAGTTCGTATTGTTTGCTCAGGGGCGGTCGTTCGCCCCACTTATAGACCGCCTGGGGCCAGATTCCGAGGGCGTCGGCCAGCTTCTTTAGGCCGCCGAAATGTTGGATTGCGTCCTGTGTTGTCATTTTTCCTGTCCGGTTGAATAAACCAGTTGACACTGTAGCACGGACTAGGTACAGTAACCACATCGCACGAACCGATAGCCGGACGGTGCGACACACAGAGGGAAGACAGATGGACACGCTCATGATTCATAAAGTGCAAGCCGTACGCGTCGAGCGCCAGAAGGCATTCGACAATTTCACGGTGCTGACGATTGTTGTGACGCTAGAGGGGCGCCAGATGCTGGTGAATTTGTTCACCGACGGCACCGAGCCGGCACCGCTGGAGGTGGTGGAATGATCTCCGGCTTGTCCAAAGGCGGTAAAGGCGGTGAAGGCGGTGTTTTTACGCTGGCCCAACGCTTACAACAGTGCGCCGAGCGCCATCCTTACCTGACCAAGCGCGTAGTGCTGGACAACGTCGAGTCTCGGCAGGCCAAGGGCTGGGGGCCATTTTGGAATGACCCGTGCGAGTGCCACCCGGATCGCACGTTTTACTTTTTTGCCGACGGGTCGGTGCTGGTCGACAACGATTACGGCAGTGACTTTTACACAGAAACACGGGCGCAAGCCTGGAGGGAGATTACTCGTGGATCGTGACCCATTGTGGATGGAAATCCTCATCACGCTCGGCTGCGGTGCAGCCGGGGCTTTGTTTCTATTTTTTTGGCTTAGTGGGGGATTTTGATGGCAGTGATTTTAAAACGCACTGGGGCTACCGAAGCCCAGTCGGTGAAGCTGTTGGTTTACGGCCAGGCAGGAGCAGGCAAGACCAGCCTAATCCCAACGCTGCCCAACCCAGTGATTCTGAGCGCCGAGGGCGGTCTGCTGAGTATTGCGGATGCTGATGTGCCGTATGTCGAGGTCGGCAACATGTCCGACCTGCGTGATGCCTATCAGTGGCTCACGCAGTCGGCTGAGGCCAAGGGCTTTGAATCGGTGGCAGTTGACAGCATCAGCGAGATCGCCGAGGTGGTGCTCAATGCCGAAAAGAAGGCCACTAAAGACCCGCGCCAGGCGTATGGGGCCATGCAAGAGCAGATGGCTGACATCATCAGGGGGTTTAGAGACTTGCCCGGCAAGCACGTTTACATGAGCGCGAAGTTGGAAAAGTCGCAGGATGAAATGGGGAGGGTTCTCTATGCGCCGTCGATGCCTGGCAACAAGACTGGTCAGTCGCTGCCTTACTTTTTCGATGAGGTGCTTGCGCTTAGGGTGGAGAAGGATGCTGAGGGTGCTAGTCGCCGCGCCCTGATGTGCGATAGCGACGGGCTGTGGCTGGCGAAGGATCGGTCGGGCAAGTTGGAATCGTGGGAAGCGCCGGATCTGGGCGCAATCATCAACAAAATCATGGGGCTGATGTGACTATTTTTGACGATATCACCGCGTCTAGTGAGGACGATCTCAATTCGCTGGCGCTGGAATGGTTGGAGGCCAAAGAGGCTGAGGGCCGGGCAGTCAAGGCGCGCCGAGAGGTTGAAGATCTGATCAAAAAGATCATCAAGTTTCAGGACGCGAGCGAAGCCACTTGCAGCATCGTTCCGTCGGGAGCGCATTACAAGATCCGCATTGAGGGCCGGATTGACCGCAAGGTTGACGGCGCCAAGCTGCAAGAGGTGGCCGCCGAAAATGGATTAACCGACCACCTTGGCACGCTGTTTCGCTGGAAGCCTGAAATCAACATGAGGGTTTGGAAAGACGCAGACGAAGAAATTACCCGCCCACTCGCACCCGCAATCACGGCCAAGCCTGGCCGACCCAGTTTTTCTATCACACGAACGGACGACGAAAATGCAGCTTAACGAAACTTTTAGCCTCGACAAACTCCCCGTTGGCAACAACAATTTTGCCCCGCTGCCTGCCGGCTGGTACACGGCGAGCATCACGGACGCGGAACTTAAAACCACGAAATTGGGCAACGGCCAGTACATCAGGGTTCGCTATACGATCAGCGGCCCGACGCACCAGGGGCGCGTGGTGTTTGGCAACCTCAATGTTCGCAATCCCAATCCGAAAGCCGAGGAGATCGGTCGCCAGCA